GCAATATGAGGCACAAAGGAAACATAAGCGAGGTAAACGTTTACAGGAACAAAATCGTGAAGAAGCTGTTCCGGGAAATCAAGCGATCGGGTACATGCAGTACCGTGGGCGAGATATGCAAACGGATTGCAGGGATGCAGATGGAACGCCACTATATCAGCGAAGAGCGTGCCGGTGAAGTTTACTGCCGGTATTTGCGTACCGGGAAGGTGGACAGCTGTTCAGAATACACCTACCGGCTCTACACAAGCCTTATAGATGCCTGTGAACGCATCAAGCAAGAAAAGGGCTCCATGTGTGTGAGGCATATCGTGCGCGAAGCCGTGGAACATCCCGCCCATTGTATCGGTATCAGCCCGAACCGGATACAACGCATACTAAGAGAAGGAGGATTGTTGGGATGAAACAGATGTATGGATACCTTCTTCTTGCCCCGCTGATTCTGTACGGGAAGGACCTGGCGGTCTGTGCGGGATCTCCCTGGTGGACGCATTTCACCTATATGTTCGGGCATGCCGGCTGGATTCATTATGCACTGAACGGCATCGCCTGGCTACTGATGCGGAGAATCGTCACCCCTGCACGCACCGTTACCGCGGTCCTTGTGGCAGCCCTTCTGCCGGAGACGCATATACCGGTGCTTGGATGGAGTGTCGTTCTGTACTACTATATGGGGCTTTGCCTTGCCGCCATGACGAAATCCGCCAAGCTCCGGATTCTGGCAATCGTGGCAGCCGGTTTCTTCGTTCCATGGATAGCCGCCTGGCATCATGCCGGCATGCTTTTTGCGGGATGGATGATCAGAAAGGTAGAAATGAAATGGGAAAGAACGATGTACTGACAGATTACGAAGAACAAAAAAGACTGTTGGGGCTGTTCGGCGCATCGGTCGTAACGCAAGCCCAGCGGATGGTAGAGCAGAACGAAGCCCGAACCGGGGAGCTGTTCTGCGACTATGACCCGCTGACTGGTGAAGGCGCTCCCGGCAAACGAAGGCTTATCGTCATAGACGACCTGTATATGGGTGAAGAGGCCCGGCTGTGGCTTCCCATAGACATGTTCAGTGTGGGCATGATCTATTGGCTTGACAAGCTTGGCAGCATTGAAGAACTTTGCTATTATCTGTATGGTGGATATGATGCTGAAACTCGGGATGCCATTGTTTCCTCGTTTCTCCGTACCTGGGCAAAGTATGACTTCTACTTCTTCTGCTATGCCTATGCACGCATCAAGAACAAGGAAGGCGGAGAAGACATCCCTTTCAAGCTGAGGCCGCCCCAGATAAAGCTTACCAACCGTTTTGAAGCCCAGCGCCTTTCCGGGAAGCCTATCCGCATCATCCTGCTGAAGGCCCGACAATGGGGTGGCTCGACCTGTACCCAAATCTACATGGCCTGGATTCAGATCATGTGGGTGAAGTCGTGGAACAGCATCATTGTAGGACACCAGGGAGACTCGGCAGCCGAAGTGAAGGACATGTACGTGAAGCTGATTACGCAGTTGCCGGACTTCCTCTTCCACGAAGAAGGTAAAGAATACGACGACGGACAACCCAAGATAAAAGGCGGCGGTACGACGAATATCAGCATGATTCCCCCGCGAAACTGCAAGATCAAGCTGGCTACCGCCATGAACCCGGAAGGCGCCCGTGGTGGTGACAGCGCCATGGCACACTGTACGGAAGTGGCTTTTTGGCCACAGACCGAGAAGATGGACCCGCAAAAGCAGGTAAAGTCCAGCTGTTCGGGAATTCTGTACAAGCCTTACACCATGATCGTGTATGAAAGCACAGCCAATGGTCCGAACTTCTACAAGGACGAATGGGACCGTGCCAACAGTACGGATGATTACGGCAACCCTCTGTCTGCCTTCGAGCCGCTATTCGTAGCCTGGTGGGAAATTGAGCAATACACGGAGAAGCCGTTGAACATTGTGGAGTGGGCTTGTCTGCTTATCAGCCGCCGAGACGACAAGCGGAACCATTGGGATTACTTCTTCTGGCTATGGACTATCGGCGCCACCTTGCAGGGGATATACTGGTATTACCTGAAAATGAAGGAATATCCGGACATCCAGGACATGCAACAAGAATATCCGAGCAATCCGGTTGAGGCCTTCAAGTTCAGCGGACAGAATGAGTTTGACCTGTACAAGATAGAGCAGATGCGGAAGTTCTGCAAGAAAGCCTTGTTCCAGGGAGACATTTACGGCAAAGCGCCCAAGGGAGAGCTGGCCATGGAAGGACTACACCTGGGGGCGGATGTGGCAGGACCCCTGAAAATATGGGAATATCCCGAAACGAAGAGCCGGTTGAAGAACCAGTATTTCGTGAGCGTGGACATCGGCGGGAAGTACAAAACGAGCGACTACAGCGTGATAACCGTACTGGACCGTGCGGACATGATGGCAGAGGACGGCGTTCTGAATGAAGATGCCGGTCCGCGTGTGGTTGCCGAATGGTACGGACATACGGATCCGGACTTGCTTGCCATCAAGTGCGCGCAAATCTCGGCCTACTACAACAACGCGCTGCTGATTGTCGAGAACAATACGGCGTACAGCAAGCTGAACAATGTGGACACAGACAACGTGAGCGAGCTGTTTTTCCCTATCCTTCTGCCGCTGTACGACAACCTGTATTGCCACAACAAGAGCGAACTGAGCCGCGGCCAGAACGCGCCGGAGACGAAGTGGGGATTCAACACCAACACTTCGACGAAGGTAAGCATCATCAAATACATGGGGCAATGTATCCGTGACGTGCTGTATATAGAACGTGAACGTGAATGCCTGAACGAGTGTTGCGTGTACATGAAATTCCCCAACGGGAAATATGGAGCCCAGGCAGGCAAGCATGACGACCGTGTGATGAGCCGGGCCATCGGCCTGTACGTGAGCCGCTTTGAATGGGAACGGTACCCGGTAAAGGTTGCCCCGACTGCCGAAGAGCGACTGAAACAGCTGCAGAGCCTAAGAAGCAAGGGCGCCGGACTGGAACGAATTATCAACAACTAATCAACAATAATATGAAGACTATCCTATCAACCATCTTGAAGGGTGTAAAGAACGCCCTGATGAACCCGAGAAAAAGCCGAATCATGCTGGAATCTTCCAAAATGTGGGTCAAAGCGAAGGAAGAGGCAGAAGAGTTGCGCAAGAGAGACGGGCACCGTTATTTCGTGGTGTACGACATTTCGCAAGACAAGCTGATCAGCATTACCTATGACCTGTACAAGAACCGCGGCGACAGTTACAAATACCTCCGCTTGAGAGGACGGTTCAAGACTCCCATCAAGCGTGAACACTTGAAGGGGCTCTGTTTCTACTACACCGGTTCCAAGTGGGGAGCCAAGGCTTGTACTGGAGCGGAAGAAGCCGAAAAGATGAAGGAATGGCAGCAATACTACCTGAAAGTCAAACTTTCCACTAATAAATAGCCGTTCCTTTCAATCAGGTCTGTAAGGTCTATCTATCTTTGCAGTGCACAAAAACATTATTATAACTCATTTTCATTAAGGTATTAGTTTTACAAATCCAACGGAAGGGGCTCGTCGTGAGACGAACCCCTTTTACTTTTTCCTGCAACAATCGCACAAAAAAGTCTTTGCTACCGGCCACATTTCCTTATATATGGCATCCCCTATGTACTGGATGTCCTCTCCTTTTTGCGGGAACCCGAACGCTTCGGCGATGCTGGACTTGACGTGCCCCACTTCGTGCTGCTGCGAACATGCGAACTCCATGGCCGACGATGTGCGGGAAATGACCATTACAGACTTGCGGTGCTTCGGATTTGAATAGGCCAGTCCGGAATCGAGCTGCCCCCTAATCAGGTTTACCTGTGCATCCTGCATGAAATCGCCTTCGCATCCGATGGCGGCCAGCTGCTCCAGGATTTCTTCGGCATAATAGGTGGAGACGTGATAATATATCCTTATCATCCACTCCTGCCCATTATGCCTGATGCTTATCTGCTGCCTGATCATTGATTCATGTTCCAGTTGTACGGGTCGAACGGGTGCGGGTATGGACCCGGGTAAGGCATCGGGTGCCGTTCGTTCATGCTTCCGCCGTCGTGTCCGGCATCCGCTCCCCTCTGACCGCTGCGCATCGCTCCGCCGCCACCTCTCTGGCCTCCGTTCTGAACAGGCCGCATGCCCTGTTCCTGGATGCCGGAGTAATATCCGCGTTCGTACATATCGGGTTGGTGATAACCTGTTTCAGGACGATAATAGCCTACACCGCGAGGGTAAGGCGTGCGCTGGCGCTTTTCTTCGTCCCGATGCCCCATGCTTCCGCGACGTTCGTTCATTTCCTGCTCCATGTGAGGCATGAACTTTTCGCGTACTTCGTCCATCTGTTCCTTTACTCCATCCAACTTTTCCAGACATTCGAGCCCTCTTCGGAGGTATTCGTATCCTTTCTGGATGTCTTCGAGGAAACCTTCGGACTTTTCTTCAATGATGATAATCGGTTTCATATCTTAATCTATTTATGTTCGTTACTCTGCTTCAAGTTGGTAAGCAGGAGCTTGTGTATGTCGGTAAGCGTTCCCTCCATTCCTGACACCTTGTTTTCCAGGAACGTCAGCCGCTTGTCCTTCTCGCGTTCTTTTGCCAAGTTCGGGTCGAGGACGTCGTAGAAACTTTCGTAAACCGGCAGAAGCGCTTCGTGGTGCGGTGCACTATCCACAATCTGCTGGCTTGTGCGATGCAGGTTTTTCACTTCGTTCAGCATGGCTTCGGGATTGTCGGAAACGACCGTTCCGTCGGGGCTTGTCGTGATTTCGCCCAATGCCGGCATTTCCTTTAGGGTTGTATTCTCCCCGTTTATGCTGACCTGAATATCCACCACCGACACCTGTGCAAAGACATTCTGCGGGTTGGCCGGTGTATAGGGATTGCTGACCGACACCACTTGCGCCGGTGTCAGTACAGGCTTTTCACCTTTCCTTAATATATACAGGACTGAACCTTGTCTTACTCCTTGAAACATAAAAATCTGCTATTGATGATTAATACTAGGCGGTGTATGGAGCCAACAGCTGCAAGCGGTTGTTTCTCTGATCATAAAAGAAATGATAGATGCCCGTTCCAGTGATGTCGGCCACCGTTACCGGTTCATTGTTGATTCCTACTACAGGGGTCGGGTTTCCTCCTTCGCTCGTGAAGACGATCGGGAGCGTGGCCGTAGTCCCCTCTGGAATGGCTTGCGCCAGATCGGCATACAGCCCACCGAAATACGGGAGTCCGAAGTTCGGCCTGTTGCGGAAGACGAACTGGACATCGGTTGCGGTGACTGTTACCGAAAGGCTGCGCAATGCTACGGGATTAGTTGTATTGCCCATATTCCCCTCCTTTTCTTAGAAGAATGAACCGTTGTTACCGTTGAAACCAAAAGGAAAGGCAAAGCCTCCGGCGCATGTGTACGGCGCGTAATTGACGTTTACACCACGATTGATGGGGATGTAATCGGGCTGCGCGGTGATTACTTCCGTTTTCGGCAAGCGGCACTTGATGCCATCGACGTCGCTTTGCAAGTTCTGCAAGCCAGCTGTCAAAGGATTGACGGCGCTGCTCAACATCGCTGCAAAGGTCTGTGTCTGCTGGTAGTTGTTGATGGCAGTGGATTGCTCGGCGATGCGTCGGTCACGTTCTGTGATTTCGCGTTGCATTTCACGCATTTCGGCATTACGCTGGCCTGCAAGTATCGCTTCCGTTGAGGCTGCAATGGCTTTTTCGATGGCGCAAGTCTGCTTGGCTGTCTCGAAACCGATGCTGGAGAAACCTTGCGTCATGATGGTTTTGAGGTCGCAGCAACAAGACGCGATCTGGCTTGTGAGGGCGTTGTTTCCCTGCAAGATAGCCATGATGATCTGGTTTGTGTTCTGGCCCATCTGGTTGCCCAAGTTGCAGATGCTACCTGCTACCTGGTTAATACCTGCCAAGATTTGGTCGGTAGAACAGTTCACCGCTTGCGCAAGCTGGCTGATGTCCACGCCGTTGCGGTTGAGCGTCTGCAACAACATGTCGGTTTCCGCATTACGGTTGTTGTTGCCACCGCCAAACAGACCGTTACCGTTGCCATTGCCAAAGATGGCAGCCACAATGATCAAGGCGATGATGTCGCCCAAACCGTTGTTACCCAACAATCCACCGCGGTTGTTGTTCACGAGGCTCATTACAGTAGCCGGGTCGATGCCACGATTCTGCAACAAAGCTGGCAGCATGGATGTGATGCTCTGAGATTCACCACCTCCGAAGATGATAGTTTTTCCGTCACTCATACGAATAGTTTTAAAGGATTAATATTAGTTTTTGCCTTATGGCACTGCAAATAACCCCATAAGAGCGTTGCTCTAAAAACATTCCGTTGCCAGTTCGTTGCTAATTTGTTGCAGGTTTGAAGAAAGCGACCATTTGCGCTTTCTGTACTTGAATCCGTTCTTCAGCTTGTTCACCCCTTGGCGCGTAAGTGATGTAAGACGGGCTATCTCCATGTCGGTTATCCCTTTCCCGGAGAGTATATATATAAGGATTGTGCGCGCATCCACCGCTTCTTCCTTGTTGCTATGAATGATCTCTTCCTGGCCCGTCACTTGACAGACAATTTTCAGTACCCTGTGATAATATTTAATCATTTCGTCGCTCATAAACAAAAACCGCTAGACAGTTGTTAGACTACTGGAGCCGTGCAACTGCCTAGCGGGGCATCTTCTGTATGGGGTGGAGATTTGTTTGTGCGGCTTTCTTTTCTGCTGCCGCCGTGCATCATTGATCGGGCAAAGCTTCTACATCCAAAGGGAATATCATTCTTTTCTTGTTCTCTTGATCATCCACCTGATAAGAAGGTACAATGAGTAAATGAATATCGCTTTAATCAGGGCGTCTCCCATGTCCTGATTAAACTGCTGCCATCTGGTGAGCTTCTTGACTACCGGATAAGGAACCTGAACAGAGTCTCTTCTTTCGATGTAAACGGTGTCTTTCCGGACTACATATTTGTAAACGTAGCGCAGCTTGTCCTTGAACACCGTGTCTCCCTTTTCGCGGACGAGCACGGAGTCCTTGACAAAAATGCTGTCTTTCTGCAATCTTTCCAAGAAAACACTATCCCTCCTTACCGTTTCGACCGGCACGTATTGCGTAGTGCATCCAAACAGGATCAAGAGCAATAAGACGACCATCGCCGCCAAGGTGATTCTGGACCACATTTCCATTTTTTCCTCTATCGTCTTCATAAGCCCAGGTATTTCTTGATTCCTTCCACGTGTACTTTCGCTATTGTCGCCTTACCTACCAGCGAGAGCAAGTATTTGCAGTCTCCCTTGTTGTCCATGAAGAGGTTTTCGGTTATCACTGCGGGGCACTTGGTATTCTGGAGGATATAGAAGCGGTTTTCTTTATCGGGGTCTCCGTCGATATAATCCGTCCTGAACTTGGTCGTTTCGGGCAACCAGAGGCTAGCCGTCTCGTATATGCAGGTAGCCAGCTTGTCGGCCTTGGTCTTTCCGGGTGTTGTATAGACTTCCCATCCTGACGCCGACATCCAGGTATCGCCGTTTCCGGCTGCATTGCAATGTATGGATACCAGTATCACATTTGATCTTCCCAGCTCCGCACATTCTTCGTTTACCCTACGTACGCGTTCTTTCAGAGGTACATCCACTTCTTCCTTTACCAGGAGCTCTGCTTCAATGCCTTCGTGCCTGAGTCTGTGGTAAACAAGCGAAGCTATCTCGCGAGTATAAGCATACTCCATGAGCTTTCCGTCCGGGCTCTTCTTGCCCGGTGTGTTGCTTCCGTGTCCGTTATCAATCAATACTTTCATAGTAACTTGTTTTATGGTTTTTCCTTTTCAATTACATCTTCTATGTCTTTTTTCTCTACGTCGAACTTCTTTCCAAAGACGACAGCTATCAGCTTTACAAAGTTTATCTTGTATCCCTTCGGCCGGACAATGTTCCCGACAATGGAAACCCCTTCGACGCAGCATACACCGAGGCAAGCCCATTTGTCTATTGTACCGCCTCCGTGTGCCGCCACGTCGATAACGACCATTGTAACGACGAACAGGAAATACTCCACTGTCTTGCCCATGGTGCGGCGGCAGGCGCTGCTGAACCTAACCACTTCCCCCATAAGCAAGCTTTTCCGGATTCCTGTCACCAGGTCGCACAGGATGACGGCTGCCGCCACTATGAGCCATGGTATCATGTGACCGACACTTTCCTGCAGGAACGAAACGAGGATGGCCGAATATGTGCCTTCTGACACTGTGTATAATATCGGTTTGTCCATAGGCTTACATTGATGGCTGCTGTTGAGGCTGTGCCGGAAGTGCGGGATGCTGCGCCTGCATTTCGCGGAGTTGTGTCTCGTACTTGTCGAGTGCGGAGACGATCTTCGCCGAGTTGGGGAAGTTTCCGCTTTCGAGCGCCACCCGGATAGGCAACTGACCCTTGTCCACCATGGAGATGAGCAACTGGTTGGATAGTGCGCGATATACCGGGCTGTCCATGTCTTCGGAAATGGATATGTCCAGTTCCACATCGTGCATGGTTTCGAGATCGAGCGGTACCGGTTCACCCGCGATGGATATCATTTTCTTTCCGCGGTAGAAATGTTTCATCACCTTGACTACCTTGTACGCCACTTCGTTCAAGAATCCGTTGAAAGTGCGGATAAGGTCGAGAATGGATGATGAGGCCTGTGAAACCTGGCTCTGGTAAAGCACACCGCTTTGTCCTGCCTGCTTTCCCTGCAAGGCTGCCTGCACACCGGAGACGTCTTCCATCAACGTGCGTGAAAGCTGTATGATGTAGTCGAACCCGCCCGGGATGCTTCCCGCCTGCTTGGTGTCAGGCTGGCGGCCGCCATGCTTTGAGGTGTAGAGTATGACACCGTTGGAGCGTACGTACTGGTCGGCGATGTCTTCGATTGACATCTGGTCCGTCAGTGATTCTTCGTCGATCATCAATACCCCCTTTGCGGCGTTCTTGATGTAGAAGTCGAGCGCAATCATGTAATAATTGAAATAATCCTGGCTCGGCTTCACTTCTGAAATGAACGGATGAAACTCTCCGTCGATGTACGGGTAAGGCTTGAACACGAAGGGGTGGAAGGATTCCGATCCGTTCCAGTACGGGCTTTCGCCTTCCTCGAGCACATGTCCATCCGGGGAGAGGTAGCGGAAATACCAGAATCCCTCTATGCGGCGTTCGGGCTTGATGAAGTTCTGCTCGGCATATACTTCGGGGTCGATGAAGTACATGGTATTCCCTGCTTCGTCGGTCATGGGTGTGCCGTCGGGCCATCGCTTGATGTTCAGTTCCATGCGCTGTGCGTTGATGTCGTCGATGGCCTGGCGCTGGTTGTACGGCATGAAGTACGGCTCGGGCGACAACGGGTCGTCGCAATACCATGCCCGGCGGCGTTCGCGTGTCCACAACTCGATTACGCGGCACTTGCCGTACTCGGAAGGTAAAAAGAAATCCGTATCCGCTATATTGAACGTGCGCTTGTCTCGCGCAAATTCGGAACTCAGGTAATCCTTGTCACGGCTATATGTGTAAATTTCCTGCAAGCGCTTGTCGTCGGCATCCGAATGGCTGAATTTCTCGAGCACATCCTGGAAGTCGAAGGAGTGTATCATGCCGCAAAAGCGGATGTCTTCGAGGAAGAAGTCGAGCGAATCGGGGAAAAACACGAAATTCGGGTTTACATAATCGGTCCAGACGTCGAGCTTTCCCCGCTTGAATCCCCATGAGACCTTGTACACCGGGAGGCCCGAGATAAGGAATTCCTCGAAGACTCTCGCGTCAAGCTCGTCGCGGCGGTTGAGCTTCATGTTCTGCTTGAGCAGTACGGACCATCCTTCGGCCGACTTCTTTTCGTTAGGGTCTGGCGCATTGCACACAGGTGCCGTGTCGTTGAGGCGGAACTGCCCCTGCACGACGCGCTTGATCTTCCCGAGGATGTTTGTCTGCAATGCCGGGATGCCTTTCTCGGCCAGGTATGCTTCTTTCGTCATCTGCCGGCCATTGACGACAATGCTTTTGTTGTACTGGCGTCCGTATGCGTAGTCCTTACATTCGGCCCTCATTTGACGGAAGGTGGAAAGTCTGGCGTAAGCATGGTAGGCTGTATATAGCCACTCCATTGCCCGACGTTCCCCATCGAAGAAACGACGGTCGAACAAGAGGGAATCTGAAATCTGTTCTTTGTTTGCCATGATAGAAATGTTTTCTACAAAGGAAACCTATCCTATCCTTGCGCTGCACATATTCTGCCAATCGGATTGGCAATATATGGCTGGCAACGTGGGGTTAAGGTGTACTTTTGAGAAAAATAATGCGATATGAAAATAGTTATCAACAAAGAGACCGTCTATGAGTATGCTTCGGCCCTGACTGCCCGTGCGGCCCTTGGGACCGACCAGTTTTCAATGACTGCCATCAACAAGAGCAATCATCACGTTCTTGATGTGTATTTCAGTAACGGAATCAACCTATTGGAACAGTCACTGATTCGTCAGCTGTCATCCAGCACATTGCTGGACCTGGTTTTTATTGGCGACACGGCTATCATCCACGTAACAGGCACTCCGATAGACAACCCGGCGTTTGTGCATCTTGCGGAAAGCAGCATCCGTCTATATCTGGCCTATTACATCGCAGCCGCCTGGCTTGAAACGACTGCCGGCAAGGATTATTGCCAATCGTACGCAACTACCGCTGACACCCATTTATCGAGTGCCATATCCGCCATTCTACTGAAGAAAACGTACGTCGTTCCGGAAGACGACTATGTGCGCCGAAATCCCGACGAGGTAGAAATACGAAAAGCCCCTCCATTCTGTTTAATTAAACCACCGTACCCTAACTATGCATACCCTAACCATAAGCATTACGCTGCTAAAGAAGCAGCTGATGAATGATATCAGAACCGAGTTGAGTATAATAGGCCATTCCTTGCAACGAGACCCCTCGTCGTTGGAACTGAGCGCCGACATTCTTGCCCCCACCAGTACAACCAACAAGCCTATCCTGGCCCGTTCTCTCACGGAGGGATTCGGCGAAGTGAAAAGAGTCTGTCAGCGTTACCTGTCCTTTGGCAGAATCAACGACGACAACCGCTTGGAACGCATAGACGACCTGGACCGCACGAAAGAAACAATCCTTGACAAGCAAGGAACCCATGAATTGATCTCCGGTACTCCATACACCTTGGAAGTCATAGCCGAAGGTCCGGTCACAATTATAGGCACATCCGGCGAGACCGCAGGATCCTTGCCTGGTACCGGCGTCGTAACATACACACCCGACGTTACTGGCACTGTCCAACTTGTGACAGACGAAGAAAAGGTCGAGATTGCCTATCTGTCGGGCAACTTCGGTTCGTATGAACTTTCGCTCAATATGCCGAACAACTTCAATATAGGCATGGTGGAGACTGTAAAGAACTGCATGCACCGAATGATGGTAGATTATTCTGTACGCACTTTGTTGTTGAACCAGCTTCCGGACAAGTCTGCATTGTATCAAGAGCGGTTTGTTCTTGACGCAAACAGCCTTTCTGATGCCTTGCGTTCCCGAACTTCTTTTGGAAGACGGGCCCCTGATTGGGCCTAGTCCAACCCGCTCTCCTTTTTCTCCTTCCAGATGGAATATAAATCGCGGACAGGAAGAGCGCTCAGCCATATACGGAATGTGTTGCCATGCCCGCGCCTTGTGCGCTTGGTGATGCGCAGCCTTACGTGCTCCTTTCCTTTGGGGACGACCTCGCCGGCAAACCCGGCATCGTAGAAGTTGAGGCCGGGTGTTCCCTGGCGGGAAGGCAGAAGGCGGCGTTTTACCGTACCCTCTGCCGGTGCCGGCGCAAACGTGAGCCGGAATATGCGCAGATGGGACCAGGTGATGGACCGCACGTAGTAGATGCGGTCCGTGGGCATGCCTGCAGAGACGCGGAAATAGACCCTCCCTGAACGGTGGACAATGACGTGATGCTGCTTCACGGGTATTTTTGTGCGCAGGGAGAGTGCTTTCAGTTCGTCGTAGGTTGCTACCATAGTGCGTTGAGCGGAATCAGCTTATAGGCCGGTATCTTTCCCATCACATCGTCCATGATTTCCCACTCCTCGAGCATGAAGGTGTATCCGTGTGCAAGCGGGTCGATGCCGCACTGACGGAGGATTTCGCAGGGCTCGGGTACACGGTCGAGAAGTGCCTTGAAGCGGAAGCGGCGGAGCTTCGGGAACCAGCGCTCTTCTATATGGCAGACGGATGTACGGTTGATGTAATCCGGTGGGACGGGCTGCAACATCATGGTTTTGTCCTGGCCGATGGGGTGGAAGACCATGAATGTCATGGTTTTCATTTTGTCGGCGACGAAATCGTCCTTGAAGAGGATGTCACGGTTACGACGGGTGTTGCGTATGCGGCAGATGCTGCTGTAACCGGTCTGCTTGGGTTCTATCGCTTTCTTGCGGAGCTCGGCGCGGGTCTTGTCGAGGTCCTCGATGCGGTTGGGATGTATGAGTATGTTTCTTTTCTTTGTCATGGTGATTATGGATTGGGTGTAGGTAGTTCAAGTATAAAGTATTCGTTCCATTCCTTGGTTCCGTTCCTGTATTCCACCAGGGCCTTGTCGCGGTCCTTGCTGATTTTGAGGACGGAACCTTCTTTGTCTTTGACCCGATTGAACACGATGCCGCCGGGCTTGACCTGTTTCTGGAATTGTGTTATTTTCATTGCTTGCAATTTTTATGGGTTAATACTGTTGTTCGGTGTAGAGAGCATGGCGGCCGCTTCCTTGTCTCCCTGTGAGGCCCGTCTCTGCAGCTCCTTGTACCAGGAGTATGAGGTATAGCCTTCGGGCGGTGTAAAGCGGCGCTGCTCTATTTCCTGCTGTGTCCTTGCACGCTCCATCTTGTCGATTTCGTGTACACGCTCCTTCAAGAACTCCTTGAAGAAGGCGTTTCCGATGCGTTTGGCATCGAATGAAGCGTAGGAGTTGTCGTACTTACCGCTTTTGTAGCGGGCAAAAAACAGCATGAGCTCTGAAATCTTGTATGCGCGTACTTCGCCGGCAAATGCCGCCGAGAACAGGCGTATGCCGTCCACCAGTCCTTTCTCGCGGCTGGCGGACGCGGCAAAAAGGACGGTAATCTGTGTGCATATCCAGTCTTCGGCAACCCCTTCGCCGTAGAGGCGGTCGTATGCAGCCAGGGTGGGGCACGATGCCGCATAGGCTTTGTCGGGATTGGCCAATGCGTATCCCCAATGTGTGGGCGAGAACTGGCGCTCGACGTCAGAAGGGGCGTTCCACTTCTGCAGCCAGGTTCTTTCCTCTGGACTTGCTTCCCTGGGCAAGGACTGCGACGGCATATTGCGTTGCATCCTGCTTGCTTGTATGATTTGGTTTATAGAGTTCATTCTTTTTCTGCTTTTCGTAATAAGTGTTCAACCAGTTGGAGAAGTGCTCTTTCGTTGCCTGCACGGAACGCGGAGGCGTGCCCCGGCACTTCAGTTCGCCAAAGAAGACTTCAACCATCTGCCGCAGCTGCTGCAGGTTGAGGCTGATTCCCAGCCGCCGCTTCTCGCGGATGACGTCCTCGGCCCAGATTTCGCTGCTTACCAGCTCTTCGTAACATTCCTGGATTGTAGGATCGGGAATGTACCGGACGGCAGGCTGTCTTTCTTCTTTGTTTTCTTTTTCTTCTTTAAGAATAACATCACTATCATATACATTATCATTATCAGTTATGGGTGTTACGTCTGTTACTTCCGTTACATCTGATAACTGATGATAACACGTGTTATCCTTGTTTCCGTTCTTCCCCCACCTGGAAGCCATGCCTTTGCGGCCTGCTTCGCGTTTCTTGCTGACGACTTCGTCGTAGCGCCGGTTATCGGAGTCGATGTCGCGCCGGATGAAGGAGAATGCCATATTAGCCAACGGTTTCAGCTGGGGAGGTGTCCCCGATGCCACATACTCTACAATGGCATCGTACACTTCCAGTCTGACCTCCGGAGGATATCCCAAGAGCACTTCCTGCCAGGCGACGCGGAAAACGAACGTATCCTTGCGCTTCTTTGTCATGGTGCGAGGCGTTAGAGGGTGAGATTGTCGGAATACTGCTGATCCTGGTGGACGAGTTCGTAGTATCCGGTGAACGTTCCGGTGCCGAAGTCGCATCGGCACGGGAGACCCTGTGTCTGGCATGCGCAACGACTGCAAGGCAGGTTCTCCGTTTCGCACTTTACAGAATCCTGGCCCCGGAATTCCAGCAACTCCTGGTAACGGATCTCGGAACAGGGTACCCAATAGCCTCCGGGCATGCATTCGTAGTGGCGGGCAATGGCGCCCGACCACGGACGTGATACCAGAATGCGTCCGTAGTAGCGGTAAAGGCGACCGGTGCGCACCTGTTTTTCGGGTACTGCCCGAAGGTTGGGTATGAAGGTGTCTTCCGCCTTGAAGAAGCGTATCAGACGGATGATGAAGAGCAACAGTTTCTTTTTCATGATTCTTTCTGTTTAGGTACCAGCTTCTGGATGGTCTCGCCACCGTAGGAGTTGCGGGTAAGGTTGATGAATTGGTATATGTTGAACATGTCGGTCTCGATGTTGATGTCGTGACTGACACAGAAAAGTTCCCTTCCCTGACGACATGAGCCGGTGAGGATGTGGTGCCAATGAAACAGTTCCTTGGCCGGGTACATGGCGTGGAAGTCCGGGAAATGTTCTTCGAACGCTTTGAGGCGTTCTTCTTCGGTGCTGTCGTCGAAGAGCTTTTCGTGTAGGGAATCATTGGCATCACGGAGGGTTGAGCCGTGGGCGAACTTGTTGCCTTGCTTCGCTACGAATGTGGGTGTCGTGGTGAGGTCGGAATTAATGGTGTATCCTTTCGCTATGTTTCCGTGCAGCTGCTTGATGACGGTCGGTATGCCATCTATCATGTGAACGGTGTCGCCGGCTATCATTTTTATGCCATCGCCATAGCCATCGCCAGAGCCATAGCCAGAGCCATCGCCATCGCCAGAGCCATCGCCATAGCCATAGCCGGAGCCATCGCCAGAGCCATCGCCGGAGCCATAGCCGGAGCCATCGCCAGAGCCATCGCCTATACTCAGAAACTTCTTTATCTGTTCTTCCATACCTCTACGCTTTCAATAGACTTAATAGCTTGCTCGGAGCATGGGATAATCTCAATGACACCCAAAATTGTTATAATAGGCACTGTGAGGGTAAATTTGCAATCCGAAGGCCGTTTCGTCCCTTCGACAGCCAATTGGCTGATTGAGGCAGCGCCATGCCAATACCACAAGCGGCGGCAATCGGTCAATGTTACTTCACTTCCGTTCTTTTCTTTCAATGTTCCGAAGAACACTCCGGCGCGGTCGGCGCGGATGATTACTTTCTTTCCTATCATAAGTGTATGTTTTAATGAGTTAATAATGTTCATTCAAATAGTTTCAGGCTTTCTTCGCTCAGCTGGAAGCGATTGTGCTTGGAGTCTATCTTCTGCATGGTGACGAGACCGAGAGTGTGCAGGTTCTTCCATACCGTATGGAAAGTGGCTTGCGGCAAGTCCAGCTGTATCGCCTGGTTGAGGGACGTGAGGGTGCCGACATAGCCGTCGGGACCGGCCCGACGGACGGTGACGAGGATGGCGGACTGGATGAGGCCGTGCTTTTTCAGCATATGGACAGGGAATGTGTACTGCTTGATTGCCGGCAAGCGGGTGGCGAGGTTGTCCTTTGCTGCGTCTGGCATCTTGATGTCCTGGCGTCTGCGCCATGTGCCGCCGGTGTTGACAAGTTGTCTGTCCCGTTGTATGTCGAGGACCTTGACGAGGGTTCCGTTCTTGGTTCCCGTTACGTGGTCGCCTATCTTGAGTTGTTCAAACTGTTCTTTCGTCATATATTCAGTGTTAACAGGGTTATTAAAAGCGGCCTGCCCTATCCGTCGCGGACGGGGACGGGCCTGGGGTTTATAAACGAAAATCAAAATTTCACGTTTTGCGATGAACGTATTATCTATGGTTGCAATGCCTTTCAGTCCGTGAACGTGAGCAGGCTTATGGCCCGGATGTCCATAAGCGGCTTCAGTGTCTGGTGCTGCTCTGGAGTGAGCGGGCGTGCCAGGCGCGTGAGACGGTTGACGCTCATGAAGCACGGGGTGTCGAGGTATCGGCACACGCGCCGGATGAGGCTGATGTCGCGGGTGCGCCAGTGGATGGCGTGGCGGGTGGTGCTCATAGGTCGCGTCCGTCGATGATGACACGTATTCCGCAGGATGAAGCTACGTCGAGTTCGAGCTTGCATCCTTTGGAGAGTTCCCAGGCGGGCATCATGTAGATGGCGTCGCAGTCGAGAAGCATGCGGATGTCGGCCCGCATATGGACGCGCCAGTGCTCGCTGTCGGGCACGCCGTTGTCGAAGGGATTGACGGGCTGGTAGCCGAGGGATTCGAGCATGTGCTGTACTTTGAGGAAGGCGAGTTTGCGTTCCTCGATGTCGTAACCGGCGATGGGGCCGGATATGTAGATCTTTTCGCGGATGAGGGTTGCCCCTTGGTCTGTTGTCATAGGCTGATGTGTGGATATAGGTAAATGAATAGGTTATGCAAAATGATGGCGGTGGCGGCTATGATGCCGTAGGCCATGGCTTCGATGTATGTTTGTTTCCGGTTCATGGTGTATTACGTTTATGCGGTTTTTCTTTTCGTTGTATTACAGCATCGTTTCTGGTAGAGACGGCGGGCTTCCTGGATTTCGGCTTCCTTGTCTTCGGCATGGATCTTGCGGAGCTCGTCGATGACGAGGGGGCAGACGGATTCGAGGTAGTCCTTTACCTGCACGGTGAAGGTGCCGAAGTCGCGGCAGATGATGTACTTGATGCCTACGGCCTGGGCGTAGCGCTGGTAGCGCTTCTGTGCGGACGACTGGGTGCCTGTGCAGTCCTTCATTTCGATGGCGAGCTGGGTGTATCGCCCTGATGGTATGTTCAGGATGAGATCGGACACACCGGCGGTGATGCCTTCGGCTTTCATGATGGCTGCTTCGGCCTTGTTTCGCTTCCCTCCGTTGGGAACGGCGAAGAAAAGGGGTGCGAGGTGCGGGTACATGTATCTGAACCAGGATACGCACTGTATCTGGAGCTGTGATTCGGGGTGAGCGGGTTTCTTTGCCATGGTTGCGGGGTTTTAGAAGGTGGTACGTAAACAGTGTACTCGGTAGGCTATGAGCTGCTTTGACACGCCGAGCTCTTGTGCCATCTGGTCGTAGGTCTTGGTTCCGAGGTTGTGACGGATGTAGTCGAAATTGTCGGCTGTGCGCTGGTATGCGCGGAGGCCTATGGCGCTTGCCTTGGCGTAGATGCTGCGGAGGTTCCGTCCGGGCAGCATTTCCTGTATGGCTGACACCCGCATGTACGGGTAGTGTCTTTGCAGGGTGTCGAGTTCCTGCATGGTCCATGGGTTGTAGTTCGTTCTCATATCATTATAGGTTTTAGTTTATGGAATTCATGTTCTTGGCATGATGGCGTGGCGGAGGACGTCTTCGGCATCGCATCGCCAGGATGCGTTCTGTGCATTGCCGGGCTTGGTCTGCCGGATCTTGTTCTCGGCGACGAGCTTCTCGAGGCGGCGACGGCCCCCTACCCACTTGGCTGCTTCGTTCTTGGTAAGTGTCTTTACCTTGGTGCGTGCCAGGCGGTACAGGTTGGAAAGGAGGATTCCTTCGGCTGTGGCGGTGTTGATGGACAATGCTTGCATAGGCTCTTACTTTCTGATGGTTCTTACTACGGGGATTTCCTGGCCGTTGTAGATGGTCAGTGCTTCCTGGCGGATCTTCTGGTGAAGGGGATTGTCGATGCTTGCGTAACGCAGGGCACGACGTACCGTTTCATCGCTTACACCGAACTGCTGGCAGAGTTTTTTCTGTACTCCGTGCTCGATTACAATTCGATATGTTTTACTTGTCTTTTCCATTTTATATCTCTATTTTTGCGGATTAAGCTTTATTGGTGGAAATGTTTGTTTGATTTCCACTGCAAATGTAGCCCATTTGTTCCAATTAACAAATAGTATGGAGAAAAAGTTTGGAATATTTAGGCTATTTAGAATGTTTATAAATTGAATGTATCACACTAATTGGAGGAAACGAATTATGAATGGAAAAGCATTAGTCAACGTGTATTTAAGGCCTTCTGCCTTATTCCCTGCATTATTACTTTTAAATAATGTATGCAGTTTTGAGAATCAATAATAAGCCCATTTATTCTAACAAGTCTTTTATGGAAATAATTCAAAGAATTAAATTTTTGATAAAAGAAAAGAATTGTTCAGTCAATTCTTTTGCTCGTGAGATTGGCATTTCTCAAAGAACATTGAATAATTATGTTCTTCTTGGCAGGCTGCCCTCATACGAGGCTATTCATGCAATTTTGAATAAGTTTACGGATGTATCAGCCGAATGGTTGATGCGTGGAGAAGGAAGCATGTATATAGCTGATGGGCTTCCCTCCTTCCGTGGTGACGAAACGGAGAGTGAAGAAAATCTTCATGCCGAACTTGCCAGGTGCCGGGGTGAACTGGAGGATTCTCAAAATGAGAATTTGAAGCTTTTGGGGCAACTGGAGTTTATGGAGGAATATAATATGAAGGTTGTTGGGAAGCTGAACAAGGCAAACGAGGAGCTGGCAAAGCTTCGTGGAGAAAAGTAAAAAAGATATTGGTCAATTCCTAATGTTTGAATGATATGGATAAAGACGAGTTCATGATATATGCACAGAGTGAAATTGAAAATCTTCACAATGACCCTTTGCTGGTAGGTTATTTTGATGAAGTAAAACGTTGTCAGACGATGTTGGATATATTTCAGTGGCTTACTATAGGAATAATCGTTGTTTTAGCTATAAGGTTTAAAACGATGGATATAAACGCCGAATGGAAAGTTAACAAGTTGATATTGTCGATTTCCGGCATATTGTTGGCCGGGATGATGATATACGAAATGCTGAACTACGAATGTATGAGCAGCGGGACTGACGGCGTTCCTGTGGGTCTTCAGCTTATGACGCTACTTGTTGTTGGGTATTTCTTTTTTCAGAAGAAAGAATATTGATAAACGACAAAACGTCAATGAAAATTGCTGTTTGCTGTGACAAAGTGTAAGGCAAAAAGACTGCGATTTGTCTTACACTTTGTTTTGTTCTTACGGCACACGATTAGATAATTGTCAATTTTGGTGGCTGGTTGGCGCAAAAATAGTGAATGGCAGCTGTGTGTGTAAAATGTGTTCTCAAATTTGGGTGCAATCAATTAAAGTTTTTATCTTTGCCTGTGGAAATCCAAACAATAGTGTATAACCTGGATTTTAGATATTCTTTTCGATCATGGTTTGTCAAAAGGTTTGTCGGAAGATATTTTTTGGAATGGTGAAACGATTTGTTACGCAAACGATTATATAGTTTTTCGGATTTACATTCGTAATGAGCAAGTCGTGGGTTCGAGTCCCATTTTCGGCTCAAAGAGGAAAAGATAGTAATTAGCTGAAAAACAACGTGTTTTAAACGAACAAAAGAACGATCTGTTACGTTTTACTTTTTAAAAAATAAGACAATGAACCCATATTTGGGCGCAAAGGTTTGTCGAAAGGTTTGTCGAAAATCCGTTTTTAAGAAGTAATATTATGGCTACTTTGAACTTTAAAATCTTGCCTACGCGGCGAAAATCCAACGGAAAGTTGGGTATTTACATTTCATTAACGCACAAAAAAGAGGTGCGGTATATATCCACTGAATTTGAAATAGACGATGATTCTCAATTTGAGAATGGGAAGGTGTGTTACCGGAAGGATGCTGCCATCATGAACAAGCGCATGGCGTACGTTCTTTCAGAATATCGTGAAAAGCTGGCACGCATAGACTTGAACAAGTATAGTAATTGCAGCAAGTTGAAAGATGCTCTGCTGGCTCCGGAAGACGAGGAAATCACCATGACGCTGGAAGAGCTTATGGACAAACGTATAGGACGTTTGAAGAAGGAAGGACGGACGAACTATGCCAGGATGCACAACGACAGCAAGAAGGTGATACTGGCTATTATGGGAAATCCTTTCATTGCGTACTTGACACGGGCGGACATCAGATTCTTTTCGACGGAAATGCAAAAGAGGGGTTATTCTGCCGGGAGCATGCAGATGCGCCTGGCACACTTGAAGGCTGCCATCAATGAGGCGATAGAAGCACGATGGGTGAGGTATGATGACCATCCGTTCCAAGGATTCAAGATGCCCGCTCCTGGTGTGAGGATTATGGACGTGACGGTGGATGAGTTTCAGGCTATCCGGGACTTGAAGACAAGACATAAGCGCATAGCGTTTGCCCGTGACATGTTCCTGCTTTCGTTTTACCTGGGTGGAATAAACTTGGTGGACTTGCTGGAGGCAGATCTGGGAGGCGAGGAACTGTGTTACCAACGGACGAAGACGCGAAACAAGAAAACAGGCGACAAGCAGACGTCGTTCCGCATACCGGATGCTGCAAGACCGCTGATAAAGGTACACGCACCAAAGGGGAAACTGGTATGGCCCGGAAAGAGGGACTATCAGCTGGTGATCTCTTACATGAACAACTGTTTTGCACTCTTGAAGAAGGAACTGGGGATAAAGAGCCGGTTTTCGTACTATTCGGGTAGAAAGACTTTTTCCCAGTTTGCTTTTATGATAGGCATCAAGACGGAAGTGATAGAGTATTGTGTGGGACAGAGCGTGAAGAGTAACCGGCCTATCTATAATTATGTGCGGGTGATGCAGCGCCAGGCGGATGCTGCCATTCAGAAGGTGATAGACTACACGGTGAAGCCGGAAGACTTCAAACTTTACGACTTGGTGTAAAAGGGGTGTAGAGGGCAGACGGGTGACTGCCCTCTATTTTTTTTTTTCTTGGGAATGAACAGGATGCACTCTCCTTCCCTATATTGGGAATGGAAATAGAAGCCTTTTGCGCTTCTGGAGAAACGGGCGCAAGTCTTCCGGATGGGGCATTGTGTGCCTTTGC